TGTTGGATTTAACACTATCAATCAGTTTAAAAAGTTCACGCTTACAGATTTTGCGTTGATCCAACGTGATCTGCTGAATGCATTTAACATACGTCAAGGCGAACTGCCAGGCCGCCCTGCATACGGTACTGTGATGTGGGACTTTGTGTTTGAAAATCAAATTGAAGAGTTAGCCAACAATATTCGCAGAGAAATTGAACGAGTCGTATCGGGCGACCCTAGGATTCAACTCACCGACGTTCAAATATATCCACAAGAAAACGGCATCCTAACACAGATTGCTGTCACGGTCGTCCCTTCGTCTAACGCTGAGATACTCAGTATCTTTTTTGACCTTCAACAACGTTCTGCAGCCTACGTATAACTACGCCGTTTTTTTTGGCGATAAATAATACAGAGGTTCTACGGAATGGCACAGACTACTAGACAAACAGCTATATTTGGCGTTGAAGACTGGAAACAGATCTATCAAACTTATCGCGAAGCCGACTTTCAAAGCTATGACTTTGAAACTCTGCGCAAAAGTTTCATTGATTATATTCGTCTTTACTATCCCGAAACCTTCAACGATTATATCGAAAGCAGTGAATTTATTGCACTGCTGGACGTTATTGCATTCATGGGCCAAGCTTTGGCCTTCCGCACAGACCTAAACACCCGCGAAAATTATCTTGACACAGCAGAGCGTAGAGACAGTGTTGTGCGTCTTGCTAACCTTGTCAGTTACACACCCAAGCGTAATACCGCTGCTCAAGGCTTGCTCAAAGTATTCAACGTAACAACCACAGAAAACGTTGTAGACTACAACGGAGTGAATCTTAGCAACGTCACTGTAAACTGGGCCGATCCTACTAATCCGGACTGGCAAGAACAGTTTACCACTATTATCAATGCTGCCTTGGTTGACAGTCAAAAAGTTGGTCGACCGGGCAATCGTCAAACCATACTGGGTGTGCGAACCGAAGAATACGCAATCAATCTTGTGCCTGGTTTCTTGCCAGTGGTACCTTACACAGCCACAGTTGACGGCATCAACATGCCATTTGAAGCTGTTACGTCCACCACAGTGGGCGCAGATGTAATTTATGAACCCAGTCCTGTGTCTAGCACCAGCTTCAACGTTTTATATCGCAACGATCAGCTGGGATTTAACTCTGACAATACAGGTTATTTCTTTTTGTTCAAACAAGGCATTTTGCAAAACCAAGATTTTAACTTGGCCGAACGTATTTCTAACCGTACAGTTGACATCAACATCGAAGGTATCAACAACGAGGATCGTTGGCTGTTCCAGCTCGACAACTTAGGCAATGTCTCTCGCGAATGGATCTACGTTGAAAACGTTTACACCGCAGCAGCAGAGCAAGAGTCAACACTGCGTCCTATCTACTCCACCAGCAGCAGAGCCAACGACCAAATTACCATGGTATTTGGAGATGGTGTGTTTTCAGAAATTCCTGTAGGCACATTCCGTGCTTATGTTCGCAGCAGCAACGGCCTACAGTATATCATCAATCCTGAAGAAATGCAAAACGTTGTGATCCCAATTAGCTATACAGATCGCAACGGCAACCTACAAACCATCACATTTACTTGCGGTATTACTCGTCCAGTAAGCAATGCACAAGCTCGTGAACCTATTGCTGCTATCAAGCAACGTGCTCCTGCTCGTTACTACACACAAAACCGTATGGTCAACGGCGAAGACTACAACCTTTTTCCGTTTACTCAGTACAACTCAATTATCAAGAGCAAGGCACTAAATCGTGCGTCAATTGGTACCAGCAGATACCTCGACCTTGTAGACAACACTGGCAAATATTCCAGCACCAACACATTTGGCAGCGACGGCGGCCTGTGGGAACAAAATATTCTCCCTACAATTTTGTTCTCTTGGACCAACCGAAATGAGATTGCTGATGTTATTGCCAACCAGGTACAACCTGCGCTGACACAAGCCACAGTTAAACAATTCTACTATGCCAATTTCCCACGCAAAGCAATGAACACCATTGACATTGTGTGTACAGGCACAGCACAAACAGTCAACACTGTTACAGTCAGTGATGCCACAGCAGATTTGTTCAACCAGTATGTGTTTGACAACATGCCTGTTGTGTTTGGTGCAGCAGGAGAGGGTGACGTACTAGGCGGACTTATTGGCGGAATCACATACTATGTAAGACCCGGTAGTTGGAATGCCACTGCTAAAACTTTTACTGTGAGCTCAATTGCCAATGGTGGTGTGTTTCCGTTGTCTTCTACAACAGGCAAGTCTGTGGCCACCGTTGCAACAGTGATCACCGGCGGAACGTTGTGGAATCAGAGCACTACGTTGGCCAACGAAACTACTGGTTATTTTAAAACTGTTACAGGAACTCCAGTGCTGGTAGGCCCTGATGCTGGAACTAATTTTGAATATGCAGTCACTGGCAGTTTAATAAAGTTTATTTCGCCTCCAGGACAATACTTTGACCGCAACAACAAACTACAATCTGGTATTCCAACTAGAACCGAAGAAAAAACAGAAATCTGGGCCAGCCCAGTACAAGTTGTCGGTGACGGTACAAATTCTAATCTAGGCAATTTCAGCAACGGCACAGGCCCAATTACGCTCAATAACTTTGTGCCCACAGGTGCTATTGTAGACACTGTGATTCCACTATTTGTGTCAGATTTACCGCTCAGCATTGAACAACAAATGGCCGAGCAAATTACACTATTCAGGGACTTTGGCTTAGGTTACGACAACGATGGTTCGATCACAGGAACACCTTACAGCTGGTATTTGATTCCATCGCAGTATCTTGACGAAAATGCACCTTGGAGTCAGGCCAATGCAGGACAACCAGTTCCCGGCGGCGATGCTAGTTGGATGATTCAGTTTGCGGTTGAAAATCAAAACTACACCATTACTTTCCGTGGTCTTGCTTACTATTTTGGATCTGTTTTGCAAACACGCTTCTTCTTCTTTGAAGATCAACAAGTATACGATAGTCGAACCGGTACAATTATCAAAGACTTTATCAATGTGTTGGCTATGAACAGTCGCCCGGGTAACTCACTAGGTGAACCTCTACAAAGCGATATCCCAATGACTATTATTGGACAGCCTGTAGAAAGCGATGGCTATGTTGACGACTTCCAGGTCCTGGTCAGCTACAGAGATTCAGACAACGACGGCGTTCCAGATAACCCTGATTTCTTTAATGAAATTGTAGGCATAGTTCCTGCTACGGCCAACGCTAGTTCTCCTTGGGTTTTCCTAGAGCGAACTGTAGACTTTGATAACTTGCAACGTTATCTGCTGGTTGATAATACTAGAGTTGTAAGCCAATACGGAACGTTGGACGAATTAGAACTTGTTAAAACTGAATGGACACCAGGACAAGTATTCTACGCCTACAGCGAAGATACTTTCTACGAACTCAATGTAACAGTTACAGGCGTTAGAGAACTCAACGAGTTCGAACAAGGTGAATGGATCGCAAGATCTGGCCGCCAAGGTTTGTATTATCAATATCGTCATAACTCACCGTTGACCAATCGCATTGATCCAGGTACATCTAATATCATTGACTTGTATGTTGTCACACAGGCTTATTACACTGCCTATCAAAACTGGTTGCGAGATACCACTGGTACAGTAATAGAACCCGAGCAACCCACCATTGACGAATTAAACACAGCATACCAAGGACTGCAAAACTATAAGATGGTGTCTGACAACATTGTATTGAATAGTGTGACATTCAAGCCGCTGTTTGGTTTCAAAGCAGCGCCTGAACTTAGAGCAACCATCAAAGTCATTCGCGCTCAAAATTCCACAGCATCAAGTTCAGAAATTAAATCTGCTGTGTTGGCACAGATGAACGAATATTTCTCCATTGACAAATGGAACTTTGGTGACACATTCTATTTCTCAGAGTTGGCTGCATATTTGCACCGAACTTTAGGAACCATAATTAGTAGTGTGGTCCTGGTTCCACTAGATCCTCAAAAAGCTTTTGGAGATCTGTATGAAATCAGATCACAACCTAATGAGATTTTTGCCAATGGTGCAACCATTGACAATATTGATGTAATTGAAGCATTGACAAGTACTAACTTGCGTACC